AGAATGTTCCTCCGAACACCGAGGAGCGGTATTCGTCGGCGGTGAACGCCAGCGATCTCACGGTGCACGAAGAGAAGACCGGGCCGGCGCACCTGCTGGTGGCCGCGGGGCTGGCGGCCAAGACCGATGCGAAGAGGCGACAGCGCACGCTGGGCGATTCGTCGGTGGCGCTGGGCGGCGTGCTGGCGCGCCTGCAGGCGGAATGGCACAGCGTGGAGAAGCCCCAGCGCCGCATGCCCAAGAGCATCCGGCAGTGGATCGAGGATCTGCCGCTGCTCAAGACCGGCGAGCGCGTCGTGAAGGGCGAGGTGGTGCCGATCCTGGCGCGCGACAAGGACGGCGCCAGGCAGCAGCACGACGAGGAGCGCGCGCAGCTGGATGCCCTGTACGAGCAGGAGCTGATGTTTCTCGCGCAGAAGCTCCCATCTCGGTACTGGGTGCGCACGCGGCTCTATGCGATCGCCGTGTACTGGGAGTTCGCGGACCCGGATCGCACCGTCGCGGAGGTGATGCGGCACTGGCTCGATGACACCTGCCCGACGTGCCACGGTACCGGCGACGTGATCGTCTCGGAGAAGGTGGTGACGTGCCCGGACTGCGAGGGCAGGAAGACCACGCCGGTACCTGGAGGTGAAGAGGGCCGGGCCCTGCGAAAGCTGATGGACGAGAGCAAGCACGCGTGGGCGCAGACCGTGTCCGCGACTGCGCGGCGCATGCGCAACGCCCGTTGACGCGCGCTAGGGCAGGGCTACAATGCGCTGGACCGAGCCAGTTTGTCGCAAGCTGGCGCAGTCCTTTCCGTCGAACCGCCCAGGCCTTGCGCCGGGAGCCAGAGATGGAGAGGTGTCTGCAACATGAGCCCGCCACGTGCGGGCTTTCGCATTTCTGGGCTGCGCGCCGGAGCGCAGAGAGGCCCTGCAATCCACTCCTGGTCGGTTCGACACCGACGCGGTCCACCAGTCTCAGGCGGTGTAGCTCAATCGGTAGAGCGCCGGCGCTGCAGGCCCAACGTCGTTTCGTCGTAGCGGGCTGAAGACCTGGCCAGCAGCACGAAGGTTGCGGGTTCGAAGCCCGCCACCGCCATCCCCAATTCGGCGGAGACGCCGGCAGAACGAAACCGTGGGCATTGCAAAGCCTCTGCCCGCTTGCGCTGGTGCGCGAGTAGCACGGTCCATCGCCTGCCGCCCCGTTCCCTGCTGCGCTGACGCCGGCGTTACCACCTCCGGCCAGGCGAGCAGGGCTTAGCTGACGGCCGCCGAACCTTTTCATTGCTCCCCGCCGCCCAGCGGGGCCGCCTGGGGCGGGACTCACAGCCGAGGGGCCCGGGGCTGGCTGGGCACGGAGACGGCAGCACTGCGCAGCAGGATCCTCCTGCCAAGCCCGAATGCGCGGACCACCTTTCAACCCACAGGAGAAGCGCATGCACTACAGGAACGGCCGCGAGGCCAAGAATGGCGACAAGATCGTGAAGCTCGAAGGCGGCAAGGTCGTCTCGTTCGGCGTACTGCACAGCGCGGTGCCGGGCAACGACTACTGCAACGGCAACATCGCCGCAGTGCAGCCGCCCAACGACTACGCGTGCATGGTGGACTGCCTGCACGTGGACGATGTGGCGGAGATGCTCAAGGAGCGCGGCCTCGACAAGCGCCCCGAAGGCAAGTAGTCGTGAACGAGCGATTCGACCTGTACCTGTACGACGCGGACAAGCATGTCCGCGACCGTCAGTTCTACGGGACGCTGATCGGCAGTGCGCTCCCTCGCGTCGGCGACCTGCTCGAACTGAACGAGTTCACCAAGGTGCTGCACGAGAAGTTCGAGGTGGTGCAGGTGCACCGCTTCTACACCGCCACCCACGAGTTGCGCGAGCCGCGCGTGTACGTCAAGAGGCTCGAGGGCTGAGCAATCGGGTACTGGCCGAAGCGATCCCCGGAACCGAGTTCCGCATCTTCTCGCGACCGATCACCGACCCCGTGAAGCTGGCAAGGCTCAGCCTGTCGGCTCCCGTGGTCTGAAGGTGTCTCCTCCAACCGCCACTTCGCAGTTGCCGTTGGACTTGGCCCGCCGGTTATGCCGGTGGGCTCTTTCATTCACGGGAGCCGCCCATGCGACTGAGCACACAGCGCGACGATGCCGGCTACCACGCTGCGGCCAGCCGGTGCAAGGTGTTCCTGGCCGGCGCCGAACGCAGCAACGTCGTCACCGCGGACGAGGAGCGGCGATATGCGCTGCTGCATCGCCTGGACCAGAACGGCCGATCCGTCATCAAGGATGGCGCGCCCCAGTTCGACGAGTTCCACGGCGATGTCCGCATCGAAATCCCGGATGACCTCCGGCAGCTGGTCGACCATGACCTGCTGATGCTGCCGCTGGTGCGCAGTAAGGACGGGACGCTGGGCGTGCGCGCCCGCTGATCCCGAACGCCTCGCACCCCTAATCCCGCCCAGGGCGGGGTTCCACCACCGTGCCCGCCAGGTGGGTGAGGTAGCCGGATGGCAACACGGACCCGCAAGACGCCGGCGCGCAAGCCTGCGAAGAGCAAGAAGCCAGCTGCGAAAAAGGCTGCAAAAAAGGTAGCGCCCAAGAAGGCTGCTGTCCGCAAGCCGGCTTCCAAGGTTGCCGCACCGCAGCCCCGTGGTCGTGGCAGGCCGCCGAAGTACGACCCGAAGCTGGTTCGCATCGTGGCGAAGTTCTGCGAGAAGGCCGGCGCCACGGACGTCGAGGTGGCGGACCTGCTGTCGATCGACGTCCGCACCCTGTACCGGTGGAAGGCGGATTACCCGGATTTTTGTCAGGCCTTAAAGCTGGGGAAGAAGCCGACGGATGACCGCGTGGAGCGCAGCCTGCTCGCCCGCGCTGTGGGCTACGAGGTCGACGAGACCGACATCCGGGTGATCAATGGAAAGATCGTCAAGACGACGGTCCGCAAGCACTACCCGCCGGACTCGACCTCGATGATCTTCTGGCTGAAGAACCGCAAGCCCACCGACTGGCGTCAGCAGCCGGACCCGGCCGATGGCAGCGACGATGCGCCGCCGCCGGTGAAGGTCGACGTGCAGGTGGTGGACGCCCGCAAGCCGGGCAGCGCGGAGGAACAATGATCAACGCACTGACCGCCGACCGGCTTCGCTCGCTGCTTGCTTACGAGCCTCTGACCGGCCTATTCACATGGCGGGTGAAGAAGGCGCGCGCCTGCGTCGGCGACGCAGCTGGATACGTACTCGCCAACGGCTATCGGCGCGTCCAGATTGACGGCCGGAGCTACGCCGCGTCGCATCTGGCAGTGCTGCATGTGACCGGAAAGCTACCGGCTCAAGAGGTTGATCACCGAAACAGAGTTCGGGATGACAACCGGTGGGACAACCTGTTTGAGTGCCCGCACGCCGTAAACCTGCAGAACAAGGGCCGATACCGAAACAGCACCCAGTCGGTGTCGGGCGTGCAACGCCGTGGTGATCGGTTTCGCGTCCGGGTGTGGAAGGACGGCATGCAGCACAACGTAGGTGTTTTCGACAGCATGGAGGATGCGGTAGCACAGCGACAGATGGCCAAAGCTGCCATTCACCACGAGTGGCAAGCGGGTGCCATCGCTCAATAGGCCCCAGGCCGAGTTCCTGCAGCTGCAGAAGAAGTTCAAAGCGCTGGTCGCGGGCTTCGGCAGCGGCAAGACGTGGGCGGGCTGCGCTGGCCAGTGCCGGCATGCCTGGGAGCATCCGCGCATCAACGCCGGCTACTTCGCCCCGACGTACCCGCAGATCCGGGACATCTTCTATCCCACCATCGAGGAGGTGGCGGCGGACTGGGGCCTGGTGGCGAAGGTCAACGAGTCGAACAAGGAAGTGCACCTGTTCAACGGGCGCAAGTACCGCACGACGATCCTGTGCCGCTCGATGGAGAAGCCGGGCGACATCGTGGGCTTCAAGATCGGCCACGCGCAGATCGACGAGCTGGACCTGCTGAAGAAGGAAAAGGCGAAGATCGCCTGGCGCAAGATCATCGGGCGCATGCGGTACAAGGTGGACGGCCTGCGCAACGGGGTGGACGTCACGACAACGCCCGAGGGCTTCAAGTTCGTCTACGAGCAGTTCGTCAAGGCAGTGCGCGAGAAGCCGGAGCTTGGGGCCATGTACGGGGTGGTGCACGCGAGCACCTATGAAAACGAGGCGAACCTCCCCGACGACTACATCCCGAGCCTGCGCGCGAGCTACCCGCCCCAGCTGATCGAGGCCTACATCCGCGGCCAGTTCGTGAACCTCACGAGCGGCAGCGTGTACCCGAACTTCGACCGTCGCCTGAACCACACGCCGGAGACGATCCGAGAAGGCGAGGTCTTGCACGTCGGCATGGACTTCAACGTCCTGAACATGACGGCGATCGTCAACGTGATCCGCGAGGACGAGCCCCGCAGTCTCGCGGAGCTGGTGAAGGTCAGGGACACGCCCACGATGGCGCGCATGCTCAAGGAGCGCTTCGTGGCCAAGGGCCACCAGGTGGTGATCTACCCGGACGCCAGCGGGCAGAACACGAGCAGTAAGAACGCCAGCGAGTCGGACTTCAGCATCCTGCGCGGCGCCGGCCTGCAGCTGCAGGTGAACCCCACGAACCCCGCGGTGCGCGACCGGGTCAACGCGATGAACGCCATGATCCTGAACGACGTGGGCAAGCGGCGCTGGAAGGTGAACACCGACCTATGCCCCACGCTGACCGAGGCGATGGAGCAGCAGGCGTACGACCCCAAGAACGGCGAGCCGGACAAAAAGAGCGGGCACGACCACCCGAACGATGCCGAGGGCTACTTCCTCGTGCACCGCTTCCCGATCGTCGCGCGCATGACTTCCGCCCGAACCACAGGACACTGATATGGCAGAAGCCCAAGTCGACCATGAGCATCCTGAGTACCGGGATGCCAAGCCGAAGTGGGCAAAGTGCCGTGCCGCGGCGGCCGGCGAAGAAGCTGTGCACGCCGTGGGCGAGGCGATCTTGCCCAGGCTGGCGGAGCAGACCAATGAGGAATACAGCGCCTACAGGCTGCGCGCCCTCTACTACAACGCCACCGGCCGCACCGTGGACGGCCTGTCCGGCCTGATCTTTCGCCGACCGCCGACCTTCGACCTGCCGGCCAGCGTTTCCTTCCTCAAGGAAGACGTCGACACCGCGGACAAGCCGCTGCTTGCCTTCAGCGAGAACGTGGTGGAGGAGTTGCTGCAGGTGGGCCGCATCGGCCTGCTGGCGGACTATCCCCGCCTGGATGGGGTGCGCACGTTGGCGGACCAGCGCGCCGCGAACGGCCGCCCGTACCTGAAGACCTACGTTGCCGAGTCCATCCTGAACTGGCGCGTGGAGCGCGTGAACAACCGCTCGATGCTTACCCTGGTGGTGCTCAGCGAGGTCTACGAGGAGGCTGCGGGCTTTGCCACCGCGTGCACCCCACAGTGTCGCGTGCTCAAGCTCGATGACGGCCGCTACATCGTGGAGATCTGGCGCAAGCAAAAGGACCAGCAGGGCAATGAGTCGTGGGTGCTGATCGAGACGGTGACTCCGCTCATGGCCGGAAGGGCGCTGGACTTCATCCCATTCCTGATCTGCGGGCCGATGGGGCTGGATCCGTGCGTGGCGAAGCCGCCGATCCTGGACCTGGTCAACGTCAACCTGTCGCACTACCGCACCACCGCCGACTACGAGCACGGCCTGCACTTCACCGGCCTGCCGACGCCGGTCGTGACCGGCCACAGCTTCGAAGTCGACGAGCAGGGGCGGCCGAGGAATACCTTCGCGCTGGGCAGCAGTGCCATCCAGGCGTTCGCCAGTCCGCAGGCAAGGGCCGCCTACATGGAGTTCACCGGCGCCGGCCTGTCGACGCTGTCCAAGCGCCTGGAGGAAAAGGAAAACATGATGGCGGCGCTGGGCGCCCGCATGCTGGCCAACGAGAAGCGCCAGGCCGAGGCCGCGGAGACCGCTGCCATCCATCGCAGCGGCGAGAACAGCGTGCTGGCCAGCCTGGCCAACGCGGCATCCAGCGCCATCGCCCGGGGACTGAACTGGTGTGCTGGCTGGGAGGGCGCCGGCGACGCCTCGGTGGTGGTGGAATTGAACACCGACTACCTGCCGGCGGGCATGACGGCGCAGGAGCTGTCGGAACTGGTGAAGGCCTGGCAGGCCCAGGCCATCAGCCACGAGACGCTCTACGACAACTTGCAGCGCGGCGAGATCGCCCGCCAAGGCGTGCCGTTCGAAGAGGAGAAGACGGCAATCGAGACCGAAGGGCCGGCGCTGGGCACGATGGACGGCACCGGTCAAGGAGGCGCACCCGGCGCGCAGGCCTGATGGAGACGGTCAACGAGCAGCTGCAGCATGACGCTGTCGGCCATGCGGTGGACCTGCAGCACTACTCCAATGGGG